TCAATATGATACCTTTCTCTTTGATGTAATTCTAATTTATCATTACAAGGATATTTTTCAACTAATACAATATCCACTTTATCACCTGTATTAAATAATTGTTTAGATTTACATTTATTAATATTCGATTTATGTTGATATAATCTTATCCTCAATTCATTACAAGTAGAACCGTAATAAGTTAAACCACCTCCGACAAGTTTATAAATTTTAGCATCTTGATAATTTACCATTTATTAATATATGTATTTTTTTGTATTTAAATGTATTATTTTCCTATTTCACTTAAGGAGAACGCATTAACTAAATCTTCACTTTTAATTCCGTATTTTTTCTTAATATTTTTCATAAAATTATTATATTCATCTAAATTCATTTTATGAAATAATAACCTTATCCCCGAGTGCTTACCGCACGTTGCACTATTACTATCATTTATAGGTTGGTGTTTTACTTTATTAATTTTAATTTTATATCCGCTATCTTTTATTAACTTTTCCAATGTTCCATTAGGCGGATTTAAACCATCAACACTATTTAATTTTTTATTCCATTCAGATGGTTTATTTCCATATGGGTCAAAAACTTCTAAATTTACACCTTTTCTTATTAATGCTATCCAATGCCCTGTGTTTTCATTTTCTGTTAAAAAAAGCATTATCCCTCGTCCGTTTCTGTCTAATAATTCATCAATAGAATCAACTTCTAATAATTTTTTAGATGTAAAAATATTAGATGGTTCTAAATCTACCAACTCTAATAAATTGTCATTACCAAGAGGATATGCTTTACTCTGTTCGAAATGTATTTTTCTATTATTAATGCTTTGCATAATTATATAATAGTTATATATTTTTATTCTGAAATTTTATAAACTGTTGTAATAATACTAGGTATAGCGGGTCTATTAAATGGTGGAGCCACTTGAGCAACAGAATTTGTTCCTTGTGTAGTTCTTCCCGCTTCTCTACCAACTGATACAGCATTATTTCCTTGAATATTCTCTCCAGCTAATTGTCCAATAGCAACACTATCTTGACCCTGTCCTAATTCTCCCGCTTCTCTACCAATAGCAATAGCACTACTCGATGGTGTATCTAATTGTGCTTGAAATCCTATTGCAACACAGTCTTGACTTTGTGCGACTTCTCCCGCTTCTACACCAACAGCGACTGCCGAAATACCTTGATTAACTCTACCAGCATCATTACCTATAGCAATAGCGGTTGCCGATTGATTAACATTACCAGCGAGATTACCTATTCTTACATTACCCACTGGAAACTCTAAACTAGAAGAAACAGTTAAATTTGGTAATTGAATGTCTCCATTTTGGTTTGTGTATATTGAAAAACTCATATCGATTATATATATTTAATTTAGATAAATATTTCATAAATTAATTATATATTTTAATTGGCAGAGATATATTCAAATGAAAACTCCATTACACCGTCAGTCTGCATTGATGCATCTGGGGAGGTATTTGTTATAAATAATAAATCGGTATATGGCGGAGGTGGTATAGATGAAGAGTATCTTACAATTCTTAATTGTGCTACAGTTTTATCGGCATTATTTACAACTAAAAAACCATTATATAAACCAAGACCCCCAGATGTTAAAAGAGTAAAAGTTCCTATAATTCTATTTCCAGCAGTCATATCAACAATTGTGGGTAATATTAAACAAGGACTGGAAAAAGTAGCAAGACCAGATACACCCCAAGAAACTCTATATTGTCCTTTAATATATTTTCCAATACGAATAAATTTTCTATCTCCATCAGAAACAGTCATACCAACACCAAATGTTATACCAGTAAAATTATCTTGTATATCTACGGCAGAAGGCCAGCTATTAACACCGTCTGTTCTTGTAATTTCTTTAGTTGAACTATTATAATTTAATAATTCTTGATTAGGAGCAGAACGAATAGGGTCTATATATAAACTGTCAGTTTGTGCGGGGACACCGTTTAAATCAACGTCGGTTGCGTTTAACATAATCGTATTTGCGGGTTGAGAAGTTCTACCTGCTCTTGAACCAATTGCTATACTATTATTTCCCTGTGATAATTCACCCGCTAAATATCCTATGGCTACTGCCCTTGAACCCTGACGTTGTGCTAAATTTGTTATATTTCCTATACCTGCTTGCCATCCTATCGCAATTGCTTCTTCTCGTTGAGCATACCTTCCTGCCGACCTTCCTATAGCGATACTTCTATCACCTTGTTTGAAATTAGTATCTGCGGTTCCAGAACCTGCGGATACACCAACCGCAATACTATCAGTTCCCTGTGATGAGTTGCCGGCAAAATTACCGATTGCTATAGAATTAGCGCTTTGTGATGTCTGTCCTGATTGTAGGCCAATGGCAACTGAACCAGAACCTTGATTTGTTTGTCCTGATAAATTACCAACTGATACAGAATTTGCACCCTGACTTGTTTCTCCTGATTGAACTCCAATTGCTACTGAACTTGTGCCTTGATTATTCTCTCCTGCTTGATTACCTAATGACACAGCATTTTGACCTTGATTTAATAATCCTGAAAAATACCCTATTGCCACACCTTGTGCTCCTTGTGATGTTTGTCCTGCTCCATATCCCATTGCTATTGCTTGCGCTCCTTGTGAATTTTGACCTGCTTCTCTGCTTATTGCCACACAATTGGCACCTTGGTTTAATCTACCTGCTCTATATCCAACCGCTATTGCGTCCAATTTTTGTGTATTAATAGCTATTCCTGATGCGTCTAATGCTCCCTCTCCTGCTTCTGTTCCTATTGCTATTGCTCGTATTTGTTGTCCATATCGTCCAGCAACTGAACCAATAGCTATTGCGTTTGTTTGCTGTCCTCCTGATAAATCACTTAACGAACCAAGACCGGCAGAAGTTCCAATGGCAATTGCTTGTGATTTTTGGGCATATCGCCCTGCATTATTACCTATTGCCACACCATTTACACCTTGACCAAATAAAACATTTGTTGTTGAACCAGTAGCAGAAGATGGACCAATCGCAATAGCACTTGAACCTTGATTATTTTGACCTGATTGAATACCAATAGCAACGGTATTAACTCCTTGTGTATTATTACCTGCCAGTTGTCCAATTGATATAGCACTTGCTCCTTGTGAAGTTTGTCCTGATTGCATACCAATCGCAACAGCATTAGCTCCTTGTGTATTATTTCCGGCAGCATTACCAACCGCAACAGAATTTGTTCCTTGTGTAATTCTTCCAGCCCTTCTACCAACTGATACAGCATTATCTCCTTGAATATTCTCTCCAGATAAATTTCCTATTGCCACAGTATCTTGACCCTGTCCTAATTCTCCCGCTTCTCTACCAATAGCAATAGCACTACTTGACGGTGTATCTAATTGTGCCTGAAAACCTATTGCCACACAGTCTTGACTTTGTGCGACTTCTCCTGCTTCTACACCTACAGCAACAGCGCTTATTCCCTGATTAACTCTACCAGCATCATTACCTATAGCAATAGCGGTGGCAGATTGATTAACATTTCCGGCGAGATTACCTATTCTTACATTACCCACTGGAAACTCTAAATTAGATGAAACAGTTAAATTTGGTAGTTGAATGTCTCCGTTTTGGTTTGTGTATATTGAAAAACTCATATATTATATATAATTAATTTAGATAAAAATTATATATATTAATTTTAATGATTGATTGGATAAAACATTTCCACTGATATTTCAACAGTAGAAACAGAACCAGAAGCAATAGGGGCATTAGGGTTGGTAGAATTCCATATTCTTGGTTCAACAAAAGTCCCAGAAGAAACATTCCAAAATATAATAGTATCTGTTCCAGAAGTTGTTTGAATATATCCAGAAAATCTGGTTAATGTTGAAAAATCTTTTATTATTATACTTCCTTCTGGATTCAATAAACTATTACTAACTACTGCAACCGGTAAAACTAATCTTACAACACCTGATACAGAATAACTGTTTGCTGTTCTAAAATATCTTAAATGAACATAATTTCCAAATCTTCTATATTGTGCTACTACTTCACCACCACCTGTAAAAGTAATACCTGTCCAAGTAGGAGTGAAACCAACCCAACTTGATAAATCACTTTGTGTAATTTCTTTAGTTGTATTATTATATCCCAAAAATGTATTAAAAGATGATGACCTAATAGGTGCCATATAAGAAGCATCAGCTAAAGATACATCGAGAACAACTCCTGTAGCGTTTAAAATTATACTTCTATCTGGTTGTGATGTTTGACCAGCTAATCTTCCTATAGCAACACTATTTTGTCCTTGTGAATTTTCTCCAGCTTGATATCCTACAGCCACAGCCCCAATATTTTGACTGAATAAACCAGCATTACCTCCAACAGCGACAGCGAAATCATCTTGTGTTGAACTACCGGCACCATTACCAACAGCGACAGCGCTTAAACCTTGTCCAAGTTCTCCTGCTTCTCTACCTACTGCAACAGCATTATTAGATTGGTTATCTCTTCCTGCTTGGAATCCTATCGCCACACAGTCTTGACCCTGAGCGGTTTCTCCTGCTTCTACACCTAAAGCAATAGATGAAATTCCTTGATTTTGTCTTCCAGCGTCATTACCTATAGCAATAGCGGTGGCGGATTGATTAACATTACCTGCTAAATTACCTATTCTTACATTACCTACTGGAAACTCTAAATTAGATGAAACAGTTAAATTTGGTAGTTGAATGTCTCCATTTTGGTTTGTGTATATTGAAAAACTCATATCGATTATATATAATTAATTTAGATAAAAATTAATTATAATATTATTTTCAATATTTTATTATTCTAATACAACATCACCTTCTGATACTTCCGGTTGATTTAGTGATTCAAGATATTCTTCTTCTCTTTGTCTTAACTCTTCCATTCTTTGATTTTCTAAGTCTTTTAATTTCTGTTCTTCTTCTTCGAGTTTATGTAATTTATCCATTAATCTTTTTAATTCTCTTCTTTTTAGGTCTTTTAAATAAGCCTCGCATTCTTTATTAGTCATACATTTCATATTATTGAATTTTTCTAATGTTTTTTTAGCTTCTGCTTTTAATTTTTCTACATCTTTATTTTCACATAGTTTGAATTCTTCTCTGACTTCATCTAACATTAAACGTTTCATATGGTTCAAAACTTCTAATTTCTCATAGTGTTCTGAAACTTTTTCAACTCTTGAACTGAATCCATATAATTGTTGATTTAATTCATTAGTCTTTATATTTAATTCATCCAAAGTTAATTCTTCTAGGTTTTTATGGACAGATATCATATATATATATAATACTATATATTTTTTTTCAAACATCAATATTTATAACCGTTGGGTTTTTTTCTTTCATTTCATAATCTCTATTTTTATCAATTAGACTATTAATTAATTCACTAAATATTATTTCTTTCATTTGAACCATATACTGTTTTACAGCTTCGTCAATTTCTTCTTTAATCATTTTTTCAATAGTTGAATCAATTTTCATTTCTATTTTATTTAATCTTTCATCAATAACACTTGAAAGAGAAGTTTTTAAATTTTTAAATATAACAGAATGTTCGTTTTCTAAATCCATATATATATAATATTAGAAAATTAATTTCTATATATTTTTTTAGTAAAAATTAATTATATTTATTTTGGGTAAATATAATTCTAAAGAATTAAATTTAGGGTAATTATGGTAGATTTTTAACCTGTTATACGCTACACTAAATATAACCGAAGATTATTACATTAAAGAGTGTAATCCGGCTTTCTTACGTCTTCCACCTGATACAGCACCTCCACTATGAGACATACCACCACTCATTCCGTAGCCAGCACGTTCGGCCATCTCTACAGCACCTTTAAGTGGAGTTTGTTTTCCTACTGTCTTGACTACACTTCTTACAGCGGGATTCATTAATACATCTTTTGCTTTATTTAAAGCAGTTCCTAATTTACTCCAGAAAGAACCACCAACCATTCTTTCTAATTGGGTTCTGGTTAATGAAGATGCATTTTCTCTAGCACCAATAACATCACTTTCAGTGATTGGACCCTTAAGGATTCTAGAAGAACCAGCTTGAGTTTCAAAGAATCCACTGTTTACAGTCATTGTGTATAAAGTTAAATCAGATACAGGCACATCGAATCTATTATTTACTCTTACATTATATTGTAAAGTGTAATTACCAATTACGCCAGATGCTTGAGCACTTTGTAATTGGATATCTTTACCGAATCTTAATACTAAGAAACCACCGACTAAATTTACTATTTGACCACCTTCTACAGAATAACCTAAACCATTCCAAGCATTCCAGTCCATTTCTAAACCGTTATCAACTGTGATATTATATAATTGTTCTGGAGTGTGAGAAGATAAAAGACCAGAATAGTTATCAAAGTTAATAGAAATATTATCCATTGGTAAATAGAAATCACCGAATTGAGGATTATTTACTGGATTACCGTTTAATAAACGAGGTTTGCAGTAGATAACTAACATATCGGGAATTTGAGGTAATACAATAGTCTGAGAAGTTAAAGTTATAGAAGAATTGGCAGGGATTGCTTGGTTAGAGTTAAATAAGAATCTAGGATATTCAAGGTAAGGCACAACAGATTTAGGAGGTAAAGCAAGGTCTAAAGAAGGAGTAATGAATAAACAATTGATACGAGCATTAGTCCAAGGTTGAGCATTTCTAAATGCAACTGTAGCATCTTGTCTACTAAAACCACTAGGAACAACAGATTGCTGTACTCTTGGAAGAGTTCTTAATAATTTGGCAGGGTTTTGGAAATTCATTACTAATTGAATATTGTTTAATCCGAATAAACCAGTTTCATCGCCACATTCTTCAGAGAAAATGAAAGGAGATAAAATTAATTTTTCAGTAGATGTAAATCGTAAGAATAAACGGTAAGCATAAGCACCATTAGTAGCAAGAGTGCTATCATTACAATAAATAGGGATACCGTTTACGAATAATTGTGTAGAAGCATTACCAGCACCAGCAGGTAATCCAGATAGATAGTTGCCATTACCTACTAAAACATTACCATTAGCATCAGTAAATTGGACATTCCAAAAAGCACCGTTGGGGACATTATCATAATCAGTAGCATTGTTATATCCGTTTTGAGGATTATTTAATTGAGGAGAGGCTTGAGCATAATTTGCGTATTTATCTAACATAGTTGGGCAGGTTCGTTGTAATCTGTTTTTCTTTTGATTTACAAATCTTAATACTTCATTTAATACATCACTAGTGTTGATAGTTGATACAGTGTCATTAATTGTAGCAGTCATAGTAGATACACATTGGTGTAATGGGAAAGGAGCAAGAGAAGCATTAGCACCTAAACCTAAAACAGGAGAACCACCTACAATAGGAGCAGGAACTGCAGGACCAACTGGTGGAGCAAGAACTACATCAACTTGTAAATCACAGGTAGCAGTCCATAAAACTTCTCTATCTAAGAAAACATTCTGAGAAGGGACATTTACATTAAAAGACATTTGAGAAGAAGTAGAAGCAATAGCATTAAAAGGAGAATTTGAATAAGATAAACCACCTTTTTGAATACCATATGCTGGAGCTTCTTGGACTATTCTAGAGTCATATACTGCCATTTTTTGTATTTCAGACATTATTATATATAATTATATTTAGAAAAAAATAATTATATATATTTTTATAAGATAATTCTATATATTTTTTAACTTGAATAATCTCTTCTTCTAAACATTATTTTAACTGATACTGAAGATAGATTAAATAATTTTAAAGGATATAATTGACCGTTTAATCTATTTTTCCAGTATATTTGGACATCTATATTTCTAACTTCTTGAGGTGAATTTGCCATTGTTGATAATCTATATTCTGCTTGGGGGACATAAGAAACAAAATTATTATAATCATTTGCTCTATCCATAGGTAGTGAAATATCAGTAATAATAGGTTGGAAAGCACTAGTGGAAGAAGTAGGAGTTAATACATTACCTTGACCATATTCAATTGGTTGGGCAGTGCCTTCACTTAATACTGGTATTAAGTTAGAAACAAAAACAATAGAAGAAACAGGAGACCATAAAGAATTTGTAGTAATATAATCCTGAGTCATTACAAAATAATTAATAGTTGGTGCTGGTGCTGGTGGATAAGAATATAAATTAGTTCCTAAATCATTTTTTACTATTAATTCTATTGAAAAATTATTTTCATTTACGGTATTAGAAGATGCTACATCACCACCTGTATATAATGCTGGGAAACTACCAAATAATCCCCAAGAATTTGAATTCATATAAGGTGTAAATTGTTCTCTATTATTTATAAAACCAAAAGAAGTTGAATCACTACCACCAAAACCATAAGTATCATAATAAATTGAAAATAATCCATTATCTTTATTATATTTCATATAAGGTGCAGTAGTTGTTAAAGGTCTTAATGGAGCAGGTGGTACGAAAGAAGTTCTCCAACCATCATATAATAATTGTAAATCTTGAAATAATAATAAATAAGTTTGATTAACTAAATTAACCCAATGGTCATAAGTAAAAATAAAATAATAAGGATTTGCTACATCTTGAGTGTTTAATGGTGGTTGTGGTATCTGTGAAGATAATAACTGAGGTTGAAATACAATATTTCTATTAACATTAAATGTAATTGTTTCCTGAATACCATTAATAGTATCTTCTACAGTTAATGAAAAACCTAATGTATAAACGGTTAAATTAGGATTTGCTTGTCCAATCTGAATTCTAGGAATAAATAAAGGAATATCTCTTCCTGTTCCGTTCATAGTAAATCTAACAATAGAAAAATAATATTTACTACAATCAGAAATAATCGGTTGGTCTCTAGTTTCATTAAATACAGTATCAGGGTCTCTAGATAAACCTTCATCAATGGTTCTTGAATTAATTATATCAAAGTTATAATATACCATAGCGGGGTTTTTAGAATCTCCTTGTTTTTCCATATTTACATTTTGAATATATCCAAAAGACATTTATTATATAATTATATTTAGATTTTATTTTTAATATTATATTTAAAAATAAAAAATAATTTAATTTTCCGGTGGATTACAGTCATCATCAGAATCAGAATCAGAATCAGAATCAGAATCAGAATCAGAATCAGAATCAGAATCAGAATCAGAATCTTCAAATTGTGCCTGATTTATATCCGTAGTTGGTTCATTAACTGGGAATCCATAAAATCCAGTGAAAATTGAATTTTCATTTACTAATATTTTTATTAATTTACTTCTGATACTGTGATGAATAATATCAGTATATTCATAAAAATTTTTAATACCTTCTATTTTTTCTCCAGTTTCTTCAAAAACTTGTTTTCTAATTTTATTAAAATAATTATAAGAATTAGTAAATTCAGTCCTTCCTTTTTGGATTTCTTGAAAACATACATTATAATTCCAAGAAAAATATACAAGAAGTTTTCTTAATAAAAAATATTTTTGAATATTATCACCATATTCTACTTCATCTAATTTTCCTTCATCGAAGATAATACATATATCGAAATTATCAGGATTTACTTCGAAAACATAGACTAAATCAGTGTTTTTAAATTTTTCTTGTTTATCTGTATATTGAGGAGAAGAATCTTTAAAATTTAGTTGAATAACATAACTACCGATTGAATATAATTTAATATCTACATATTGTTTAATAACTTCAACTTGTTTAGATGTTTTAGAAAAAGTAATGGTTCTCGGTGTTGTTTTTAAAACTTTTTTTACAAACCATTTATCTTCACTCATTAAATTATTATTTCTCAATTTAATTAAATAGTATTTGTCTTTTTTAAAGTTGGTTAGGTCTTTAGAGTCAAAAGTGAATTCCATTTTATTTATTAATATATATAGTTTCTTTTCTTTAAATCATTTAAATTAATTATTAATGTAAATCATTTAAATTATTTATTATATTATATTTAAAGTAATTTAGGGTAAATCTAATTCTAAAGAATTAAATTTAGGGTAAAAGGGTTGTTTTTTACCGTTTAAAAATATAAATAAGAATTTCATTATAAAAAGTTTAAAACACTTTTATAATAAAAAAATCTACCCTTTTACCCTAAATATTCTTAATATAAATTCCTTGTTGAGCTCCTGTTGAATGTCCCATTTTCTTAGCATCCTCTTTCATTTCCTTTAACTTTTCTAATTGGTCTCCATATTTAGAAGTTAAATAAATTTTTCTTAATAAACTGCTACCAACCTTTTTTTTAAAAGTTTTATTTAATAATTTAGTAATCCAATTAGGGGTAGTAGGTGGGACACCTTTAGAATCCACTAATAAAGGTATAAGTCCTTTGGATTTTTTAAATAATGGGTGATGTTTTAGGTATAAATTTAAAATTCTCTTAAAACTATCATTATTTCCAAATTCAATAATTTGTTGTCCTGCACTTTTAGAAGTTTTATATTTATTAAATACAAATTTATTTTCATCTAATACTAAATAATTTAAATCTTTATTATCGTCTTTCTTAGATTTCTTGGTAATAAAACATAATAAATAATCTTGGTTCCTTCTGGGTAATAAATCAGTGTATAGACTGATTAAAAATGCTCTTAATAATTTATTCCATTCTGTAGCGGTTATAGATTTTTTTTCATATAAACCTTCTAATAAATCATCTTTAGTTTTTTTAATTTCTTCTAATGATAACCAATTATCTTGTTCTTTTTCATTTGCTTCATTTTTATCTTTATCATTATAATCTTTTTTCTTTTCTTCTAATAAACCTTTATAAGTTTCGTATAATTTTAAACTTTGTTTATTTTTCTTAAATAAAGATAATACTGCTTCAATAGCACTTAAATAAGATTTCTTAGTATTTTCTTTATAGTCCTTTAACTTTTCTAAAATGTCATCAACTTTCTTTAAAAAATTAAGATTCTTAAAACTTTCATTATCATTAAGAGTAGTTAATTGTCTTAGATAAAGTTTAACAGAAGGGTCTGATAAATTTCTTTCTTCTTTTAACTTATCAGAAATGGTATTCATAAAGTCGGAAATAAATAAATTTTTACTCATTTTTATATATATTAATTTAGATATTTTTTTTAAGTAAATATCTAAAGTAATTATTTTATATTTCTAATTGTGTAATTATATTAGAAGTTTTATTTTTACTATTCATTTTTTTATGGGTTTTAGAAACTGTTAAATCGTCTTCACTTTCACTATCACTATCTAAGAATTTATCTTCTTTCTTTTCAATAAATCTAATATTTTTATATTTACTAACTCCTGATTTACATTCTTCATAACCTTCTTCTTTTAATTTTTTATAGAAAAAGTTTCTTGAAATAGAAAAATCTTTAACTATATTTTGGAAATGTATATATAAATCGGTTTTAGAAATTTTATCTTTTTCATTACTAGTTCTTTCAATAAATTCTGTTAAGTAATTATTAATAACATCATTTTCATTTAAATATTCTTTAGTAAAATCTTTTACTGATTTAGGTTCTTTAATAGAAATAATTTTTTTATAATTAAAGTTATCGTATATAGAAGGACGGTAAAGTGAATATAAGTTTTCAATTAATAATAATAAAAATTGTCCTCCATATTCTTTATCTTTAACATAATTAGAATATTCTAATATAACTGGTTTTTCATTAGGTTTGTTAGGGTCAGGATTAGATTTAAAAGAAAATGGAAATTCAACTATACAAAATCTTCTTAATTCAGCATCACCAACACTTCCTAATTCCGGTATTAAATTGCATTGTAAAAATGGGGTAAAAGTTGGATTAAATGAAACCGGTTCTGAATATAATTTTCTAACTGTTATTTTATCATTATTAGAAGAAATTAATTTTAAAAATTCTAAGTTGAATTTAATTCTTCCTTTAGTTTTAGTTGGTTCAGAAATCATCGCAACTTTTTTATTTTTAAGATTATATAAATTTGAATTAGGTTTATCATCTGAAAATTCACAGGTCAAAAATGAGCCAGATGTTTGGTAGAAATAATCACCTAAAGCAGTAGTTAATAAAGAATTTAATAAACCTTTGCCATTACCGCCTTTACCAGTCCAAATATAAAACTTATTATTATCATTACCAATTAAACTTAATGAAATACTATCTAATACAAATTTAAATATTTCTTCGTTATCGAAACAAGATGAAATCATATTAATAATTTTCTTTTGAATTTCTTTATTTTCTTTAGGTTTATTATATCCAGTATTAGTAAATACAAAATCTGATTTTTCTATATTTCTAAACTTACCTATTTTAAAATCATAAACTTTATCTGAAAAACAAATTAAATATTTATTATTATCTAATATATCAGATAAATCATCTTTTTTACATAAATATTTTAATTCATCAATAATACCTTTTTTATAATTATTATCTCCTAATTTATTATAACATTTAATAAATAAATCTAATATATTTTTATGTTCTATTATATCTTCTTTAGTGTTTGGCATTTCTCTAGATATAATCATTTTATGGGATAAAATTAAATCTTGTAAATGTTTAGTAATATTAAAGTTTAATGAAATCGGTGGTTTATCTTTTCCGCCATATAATTTATTATATTCGTCGTATTCATACCATAAATTATATTTAGGGTCATATAAATAATTATTATTACAATCATAAAATAGTTTAGAATAAAAAGATTGGTTGTTGTTTTCTTTTAGTATATTGTAAAATTCTTTAGATTGTTTTATTAGTTGAATAACTTTTTCATCAAAGGTTTGTTTAGTAGAGTTAGGGTTAGGATTAGAAACTTCGGACATTATATATATAATATATTATAAAATAATTCTTTAAATATATTTTAAATGAAAATTAAATTTAAAATAATTTATACATTTTTAAAAAACTATATATTTTT